TCACAATTTGATAATAAGAATTGGAACCAATTTTAAGTCTCCTACAAATCTCTCTAACACCAACGCCATTCGCAGTTAACTCCAATACATCATCAATTTTCTTTTTTGTGAGTGATTTAGGTCTACCCATAGGTAAACCAGCATCTTTTCTTTTCTTTAGAGATTCTCTTATTAATTCGTGGTGTTGATAACCTTTTCGGTCTTTCAACACTCCGTGTATTACATCATGGTGATAAGAACAAACAGTTATCGTTTCGTCATTAGATGTTCTATTTCTACAACTTAAAGCTATTGGTACTATATGATGTTGATGTAAGTCTTCTTTAGTACCACATACAACACAAAAATCTAATATCACTTTTTTAAATCCTTAATCAATAACTTAGTATAATAATCAATCGCCACTCGATAAAAAAGGTCATCAAACTTACCATCGTTTATCTTTGCGGTTTCTTTCCATGCCAATCTAGCGGCCTTTTCCCATATTGCTTGTTGTCTAGGCGTCATTTGTGGTTACTGAAAATACAATATAGGAAAAGAACAATAAAGCAAACAACGGGCACCCAAGATTGCCAGTTTTTTCTTGTTATCTTAGGTGGTGTAGGTCTAAGTGTCATCTTCGGGAATCCACAAAGGTACATTCAATCCACGACTTGATAGTGTCGTTATCCCATTCTCTCACATTCCATAGAACTGGTAGAATAGCCTTCCAGTATTCTTCGAAAGTTGAATACTTTGGTATTTCTTTTCTACCACCATAGATGAGATACTCTGAGACTTCGGTTAAGACTCGATTCAAGGTATCGTTGTCTAGCTGGTCGTTGTCATTGAGTTGTTTGAGAAAATCAATGTTATCGATGGCTGCTGCTCTGGTTATCATTTGTTATCCTTCCATACCCAACCAATAAGGGTTTCATTAAATTTACGGTGTAACCAAGACGGTTTCTTCTCTTTGTATACCTGAAAGTCTTTACCTTGGACTTCCCAATGACCAACATAGTTTGTTGATGGTCTGATATGGAAACTAGTGGCGACTGGTGCAGAATGCCAAGCAGCAGTTACACCATCAGTAGTCAATACGTTACCACTTAAAGTACCATAGGCATTCACAGACTGCTTCCTGTAAAATTCATCGGACTTGGTAAAGTCTAGGTCTAAAGGTATTTGTTCTGTCAAAGGCCAGAAGAATTCTAACTCTAATTGTTGCATTGTCATTGTCCTTACATATTCTATTCAACTATATATTAGTATAAACACTAATAGTATTAACACTAAAAGGAATCCATTATGCTAATTTTTACTTTATTTCTTATCGCAATTTTCGGTGCCGCACTTTTTAAAACTTATGTCTTCGGAGATTCTCCAGTTGGCTTAGAGGCATACATCAACTCTAAGAATCCAGTTACAACTGCTGATATTGAGACTTTTACCAAAGAGTATATGTATAAAAAACAAAATACTTTGGCTTAATCATCTGAAATATGGTCGGCAGCACGACCGACTTTTTTGATATAAATTTCTTCGTATTCTTTCCGTGACCGTTCAGCGTCAAACTCAAAATTACTTTGAAGCCTCTCCAAAACTGGATGGAGAAGCTTCTTAGTAACTCTCTTAGAAAATTCCTCTAGTATTTCCTCAGCGTTCTGACCTTTTCGTATTTTGGCCTTGGCCAATTCGATTTCTTCCTCTGATACTTTAGAAGACCATTCGGAAAATGTTTCGTTGGAATACCTCATGCCGGAAGCGCTGGAAAAAACATAGTGTATATCATTATACTTAAACTGGAGAGGAAGTCAAGTATTCTTTGTGGTAATCAATAGCGTCTTGCCATTGTAAAGATTTGGTGTACCAACAACGGAATACTCCATCGATGATAACGTCCGTAAAGACTTGGTCAAATGGTAGAGATATTGGCGTCTTGCGTTTTTCTTCGTACCACTTGATTTGAATGTTGTTGGTTGGGTTTTTGTTCCAAGAAGTAATCTCTTTGAGGCCACGGATAAAGATGGTCGTGTCAAAGTTGTTCTTGTCTAGGTAAAGAAACCAATAGTCTCGGTTAACTTCTTTTTTGTGTTTCAGTATAAGTTCGGCAAATCTGTTGTCTTTAATCTTACTGGAGATTTTTATGCGCCGGAAATCGTCCAGAGACAAATCAGTAAATGCCCACAATAGACCAATCTTACTGTATGCGTTATCTGGACTTTTTGCGGTGGTCGTCTTGATATTGACCACGTGCCAAGTATCGTCATAGTCCAGCACCCAAAAGTCTCCAAACTTTCTGGCGGCAGATGATTCTATGCGACCTTTAAATTGAGGTTGTTTCTGTAACCAGTCAATGACGTTTCTTTCATCAACTAGTGAATTGGCACGACCTTCAGCCAATTGGGTATCGGGAGTGAGACCAGAAGATAACAAAGAATCCACAATCTCATCAAGTATCTTCGGCCTCATTCTATCACTCATTCAATAATGTAGGTTTAAAACCACCGACAAAATCCTCAGCAATATCTTCCGCAATTTGTAGTGATGCAACTACAAGTTTGGAGTGATTATTGTTTTCGGCTAGGTCGATGTAGTACGCTGAACCAGATTTAAATATGGTTGCAGATTTATTTCCATTTAAATGGCTTGAGATTTGTTCCATAGTTTTCCTTCAAATGCATAGTTGGATGCGGCATCTTCCGCTTCTTCTTTAGAATTAAAAGTTTCCTCGTGAATCAAATCTATCGACTCAAAAAAATGGACAGCGAATAAAGCAGTTGATAACTCTATAACGTCAGCATAACGGTTTCCCATTTGGCCAACAAAAGTTACTAGATGCTGTAAGTTTTGTAGATTTTCTATCATGTTATCAGATTAATAAAACGGTTGAGAACGACTTTGTTGGCAACACGACCTGAAGTGTATTTACTAAAGGCAGACACAAGACCACGATGGGTCACATTTTCTTTCACTTCAAACGTGCTGTCTTCCGTATCTAGGCTTTCTGTTCTCAGTAAATAGTAATCATCGTAACCAGCATTGTTAATCACCAAAAATTTGTCGGAACGGAATTTGGATTTCAACTCGGACTCACTAACCGTTCCGGAAAAGAAGTTACGATATACACGACCAAATTCACGACCAGTCAATACATAGAAACCAATCACATTGCAACCAGTGGCTGCTTTTAACAATTTCACAAAGTGTTTGGTTTGATTCTGTGCAACCTGTTTGATAATTTCTGTATGTTTGGTTTTTGGATCACGGATGACCATAACAGTAGGAACAGGACCATAACGTTCTGCATAACTAGTATCTACTCTATCTCCTTGAACATTTTCAATTCTTTCATATAGATTATGTCCTTCACCATCGGTCAAGAATACAGTATTGACAACTTGTAATTTGTATTTCTTTTGGAAGTGTGGAATAATTTCCATGGCAGAGATAACCGCTTCATTCAAAGGTGTTCCACCAAGAGACATGAAACTTGGTGCTCTGTGTGTTTGTTTACCAATGTTAGTCAAAGAAACACAAGCATAGGTGTATTCAGCTGAATTCATTCTGGATGACAACAGGTTGAACAATACAAATGAACTCAACTTGATTTGTCCAACAACAGGTGTTGGTCGGTAATCAAAACCATAACCTTGTGCCTGTGAGAAAGCATACACTTCAAAAGGAATATTCACTTTACGGCAGAACAAGGTCAATGCAAACAATTGCTTAACTGTATTCAACATGTGGTCACACATAGAACCAGACCAGTCAAGAAACATCACAAGACCATGAGATTTGCCGTTTGGTACAACTGTCAACCTTTTAAAGATATCTTCACTAAACTGATATGAGAATATTTTAGACATATTCAATTCACCAGTTTTGGCAATCGATGCACGTTTCAATTGGTCAGCGTTCTTACGCATTTCAAATTCTTTTGCAAGATAGGAAACGGACTTGTTCAACTCTTTACGAATTTTCAAATAATCTTGACTAGTTGGTGCAAGGTAATCAAATTCAGTATAATAATCTTTGTGTTTTTTCCATAAGACTTTGTGGTCCATAATGGCTTCATTAATATCAATTTTTGGAATATCCACATAGAGATAGTTTGATGATTTATCAGCAAACAACTGTTCTTGATTTTTACTGAAAGCTTTATCGGTGAATGCTTCAATGTCACTATTGTTATTGTTGTGTTTGGTGTCACCGTAATTTGCGGCCTTTTTATCAACCCCTTTTTCATCACGGTCTAAATCACCAGACTTGCTTTCATCTTCATCCGATTCTTCACCTTCTTCTCCGTCATCCATTGAAGGTTCAAAATCTTCCTCTAAATCCTCATTATCAAAATCGAATTCATCTTCCTCATCGGCCGAATTATCAACATTTTTCTTTTGTTTTTCGGATTCTTGTTTGAGATATTCTTTGATGCGAATCGAAAGTTCTATAACATCTTCATATGTTTCGGTTGTGTCCATTTGATCCAGCAATTCACGTTCATATTCCGTAAAACGGATATTACGTGATGCACCACCTTTAAAATACAAATTAGCACGGTCAATAAAATTGAGCATGTTTAGATTAAGACCTTTTGTTTCAAAGAAGTCTTTTTCGATTAACTCATTGTAACCTTTGACAAAGGAAGAACGAATACCAGGATATTTGTATTTGATTTTACGTTCAATGCGAGCATCTTCTACTACATTGCTGATTGAATTAGGAATTCCAAGTTCAAGTGCTTTTCTTAGTCCTTCCATTGGAGTGTATAATGCATGACCAACTTCATGGCCTAGAAACAAATCATAAAGATAACCTGAAATATTGTCATCAAGTGTCGGTACAGTTAGAATACGATTCTTTGTATCAAAACTAGCGGTACGAACATTGCTGTGCTCGATAGTTAAATTTTCAGTTGCCATCAACTTGGCCAATAGAGATTTTGAATCAACAATTTGCATATGAACTCCAATAGAATATAATCTATTATACTACAAAAAAAAGAGGCCGTCAAGCCTCTTGTTGTTTTTCTGCAACATCCTTTTTACCAAGGATTATGCTTCCATCATCCGTTTCCATAAATTTATATATCATTTCTCAATAATCCATTTTTAACAACGGCAGAATTTAACACCATTAATGATGTTTTATTTGATTTTGCAAATTCCAACAATGCTCTTGTATCTTTAGGAAAGCAAGCACCGCCAAATCCAAGATATCCATCAGGACCAGGAACTTGCATGTGACTGTGACCAATTCTATCATCCAGTTTCATTAAGTCAATAACAGTCTCGGCTTTGATTCCTGCTTTATCACATAACTCAACAATCTCATTCATAAAGATTACTTTAGTAGCCAAGAATGAATTGATAGAATATTTCATCATGGATGCTTCTTCAATTGAACACATAATGTATTCTTGACAATTAGGAATATGTTGTTCCATTGCTAATTGAGCCAAGTTTGTATAAGCTTTTGATTTTCCACCAATTACACAAAATTCAGAATTGCGATAATCATAGTCCGCATTTGCAGCAGTCAAATATTCGGGCGAGTAAACCAAGTTAGGAAATTGTTCCTGTAGTTTGGTGTATATGGTAGGTGGTGCTGTAACCTTACTAATAATGAGTCCATCATAATCTTTGAGTTTTTCCATTACGGACTCAAGAATACTTGTGTCACATGAACCATCTTTATTCATTGGACTAGGAACACAAACAAAAACCGCATCGGTTTTATCTAAATTTTCGTATGAACCTGTATATTTTAGTTGAGGATTGCTATCAATCAAACAATCTTCTAAAAAAGGATCAAAATCCAATTCTGTTCGAGTGTTATAAACTGCTTTTCCGACAAATCCCATGCCGATAATGCCAAATTTTAGAATCATTTGTATTGCTCCTGCAATTTTGCATAATTCTCCTGGTCTTTTTCATGTTGTGACAAGACAATCCAGCTTCGGACTGCTTCATCAAGACGTTTCCAATCAGGAACTGCATCATCAACAATTGCTTTATTCAAGAATAGTGAGGGGATTTGCGACATTTTAAGATTCTCCGTTCAAATTTTGCGACATTTTAAGATTCTCCGTTCAAATTTTGCGACATTTTCGCTTTGTGTTTCAATTTTCGACTAAATTTTGCGACATTTTTGTGTGCTTGCACAGGTTTTATCGGTGTTCGACAATGTGGCCTCTGCAATTTTACCACAAAACTGATTTTTTTCTTTTCCATTTCTATCTCCGCATGTTTGCCATGTCCTTTGCTTCAGTATCTGTGAAAACCGGCACGGCATTCGACTTATGTAGTGTTCCAATACCCAACATTTTGTCTCCTGTATAAACTTTTTGCTCAGGTTTAGTGCAAGGAGTCATATTTTGAGGATTTAAACTTGGATAATACTTGGTTTCTCTCACATAAGTTTTATTCATAACAATTTTTGTGGGTTTTGAAACTGGGAATCTTGAAAAGTTTGTGCTAAGACTATTCACCTGTGCCAACCAAGCATCGTGTTGCTCACGGACAGATTTTGGCGTCTTTTTTTGCTTAGATTTTTTGATACGTGCATGAATAATCATAATACCTCCAAAGGAGATACAATTATACTACACTTTTGGGTCTATGTCAAGCGCTGTTGCGTTTATGCAACACTTTATCTCTATATTGGTCGAGGTAATCATCATTATCCAAATAATCTTCCTCCATGGCCTTTTCCAACATTTTCCTAACTTCGGAACTATGACCACGTTTTTTATTGTGTTCATAACCGTAATCTTCATCGTAACTTTTGTTTTTACGAAATTTACCTGCAAACTTAGACACTTGCTTACTCTCCTACTTTATGGTCTCAAAATTAATGCCTCGAATTCTAGTCTCAGGCATGTTAAACATATCGTCTTCTGAAATGTATGTGATATCGGCTATATCATAACAAATCTTTACTCTTTTTAGTAATTCACAAACTGTGCCGTCCATATCGTTAAATGCAAATACTTCATCAACCATTTTTAAATTGGAGATAATTTCTCGTCTAGTCTTATAATCTTGTCTGATTCCACCTCTAGTGTAATGCATCCACCAATCAGTATGCACACCAACAATTAACCAATCACCTTTTTGTTTGCATTGTAATAAAAAATTAATATCTTTTTGTGTTAATGGATCAAATTCACCAGAAACAACTATAATTTTCTCTTTGTTCATGGTAGTAGTTTAGGAAATGCCTCTTTGATAAATTTATAATCTAGACCTTTTACATTTTGGTCTTTTCTAAAAATTCCAATAACCACTTCGGCTTCACGTGGTTCGATAGACTCTAATAATTGAATTAACAATTCGTTCATCTTTCTTGGTAGAAGTTTCTCAGCTGTTGGATTACCTAATCTGAACATGTATAGTTTTCTAATTTCCGTAGATAACTGGTTAAGTGAAATTCCTGGCAATGTATCAGGAACTTTGTAATTGTCCGGCATATCTTTAATTTTCCAAAGAATATCAGGATGATATGTCAATTCTAACACTTCAACCAGAGTTTTGGATAAATTCTTCTGAATTACTTCCATCCTCTCTTTTTTATTCTTTGCTTCCTCAAACTCATCAAATACTTCATAGATGTTTTTCATTAAAATTCCTCTATTACTTCCATTAAGTTAGTTAGTTTATGTTCAATAAAGTAATTCAACATCTGTCCTTTATTGGCAGGTTTAATACCATCATATGTATTTATGATTTTCTCTTTGATTTCACTAGGAATGAAAGACAGGTCAATTAACATCTGATTGCGAGAAAAACCTTCAGCCGCTGATGTGTCAGTCCATTTAGACACTTCTTCATTTAATAATTTATCTTTAATACCTTTGGTGACAGGCTTTTGTCTTAGGTCACGGACAAAACAATCAGCAGGAGACAAGATGTTAGGAATACCATCACCCTTATCACCTTCGATAATTTTCAATTTCAATTCTTGTGCAGGATTATCCGATTTGATAAATTTCTTGGCAGCAGGATTGTATTGTTTGACATTATTGCCATATCTTTGCAATTGTAGAAAATCACCATCACTGGAAAGAATTAATATCTTTTCATCTTTTGCATAAAGAGGTACTAATGTGCCAATGATGTCATCAGCCTCAGCGCCTTCAACATCAATTACTTTGTAAGGGAAATTTTCTTTGAGTTCTTGCTTGAATTTGGCAAGCATGTCAAAAATTAAGTGCCAATCTAAATCAGACTTTTCTCTAGCCTTTTTACGACCTGCCTTGTAGAATGGAAAGACTTCCTTGCGCCAATATTTACGGTTGTCACAACATAGTATAACATCACCGTATTCTCTGCGGAATGTCTTTAGGTGGTTGCGGAGGATATTGAGAATCATGTGGCGAATTAAATCTTCCTCCAACTTTACGTTCTTTTTACCAGATATCTGTGCCATCAAGCCAGACAGCAAGACTTGGTTTAAATCAATGAGAATCATAACAAACTTTCCAGTTTCTAAAACTATATTATATCAGATTTCCATCAATTTGTCAAACATATCTTGAGCAAATTTACCAGATGTTGTTGTTTTTTTGGCAATAATACCAAACCAGTCCATCGGTATCAAGTGGGAAATATATTCCAAAGGACTACCAAGTATACCTTCAAACCAATCTAGGTTTTTAGGGTCACCTTGTTCATCCAATTGGAATAATATAATGTGGTACATATCACCAATATCATTACCACCAATTTTTTCACCTGGTTCTTTAAACTCGGATCCTTCTACACGAACACAATCTTCATCACTTGGAAGAAATGAAATTGAATCGAATTTTTCTTTTTCAATAGCTTTTAAAAACTCTAACAATTTAGATCCTTAATATGTGAATCTCTTACTCTACACATTATCCATGTATTGTAATATTCATCACTTTCTAAAACATTATTAACAAATTGCTCTTTAGCTTCAAGATAACCACATATACCCTTACTTTTACATAAGTGCAGTATCTCTCTCTTAAATTGCTCATGACCTAATAGTATAACATCCTTTTTTAAATTGTCACTACTCCCGTAGTAAGTTTGCCAATCTGAAAAGACTTTATACTTTTTCTTTTTACCTTTTACCATTTTGGTTTTGGCAGAATAAAAGAATTTCTTGCCTATGTATTTTTTCCCATTCGTCAGATTGGTTATCTGATACACGAACCCGTAATTATCACCAATTTGGTCTTCGGTAAAATCTATATCCTTGTATGTCCAGTTTATTCCCATTCTCCATCATCCAAATCATCATCGTCCTCTATATAGTCTTCTGATAATTCTTCGATGAGTTCTCCACAAAATGGACAATGTTCAGGATATTCTTCTGATACTAATTCTTCAACATATTGTATGTTATATGATGATTCGCAGTTTAGGCATTCTCCAGTTACAGATTTTTCATTCATTTTTATTCTCTTTTATTTTTATTAATTTAATGAAGCTAAAAGTTTTTAT